AACATTTGACACCCATCATTAAATATTGTTCCTCCACCTGCTATACCAGAATGAAAACGGATATTCCCGGTTGTAATATAAGGATCATCTTCTTCCATATCGAGCAGATCTTTCAATTTCACTTCTGTATCTTTGCAAGTATCATAATCCCGGTGCATGATCTTTAACTCAAGCTGACTCTGCTTTACATGTCCGCCGGATATCGGGGTAAATGTATAAACTACACTTACATCGTCTAACACTGTTGTAAATACCGGATATAATTTGCCCAACAGTTTCGGGATCTCCGTTTCGATATAGTTTTTAATGCTAATCTCCATATCAACCTCCGAGTATTTTCTCAATCTGTGCCGCATTGTAGATAATGGCGTATGACAAAAACGGTTTTGGTCTCTGTCCTACCGTAAAATGCATCCCTTTGTATTTTCCTGCTTTCACTTCATACACCCACGGCGTCTTTCTTCCGTCTCCGTTTACAGCGTAAATACCTGTGCCGTTGTGCACATAGGGGGCATATTCCAAATTACTCCCAATCCTGCCGATAATTTCGCTTGCCGTGATTTCCGTCTCACTTGTAATCGACGCCCTAAGATGACCTTGATCGACCGGACAAAGCTGGCGCGCCTCACCTTCCACTACAAGACACGCCTGCGACACTTTCTTCTCCATGTCCAAAGTAATCTTTGCCGTTGCATCCCGGATACTTTGAACAAAATCGTCATTATCTGCCATCACTCCACCACCTTCAACAGAAGATTCGTCATGCGTCCCTGCGGATTACAATCTATAATTCGATAGACAACGTCGTCTTTTACAAGGCGGTATCCCTCTGCTTTGATACTTTTACAGCGCGTCAGCCCTATATGTGTCGATTCCAAATAGGTCGCAGATGCAGCCACCTTCATATCATTTTTCTTGTAAACGGCAGCTTTTACCCCGCCCATGTCAATCCATTTCTGTTTTTCTGCCCCGGATGGAGTTCTGACAGTTTCTTCTTTCTGCAGCCGATACGATTTCATATCTCTGTTAATTGACATATCTATCACCTCGGTAATCTTCTATATCTTCTGATCGTTCGCTTTACCTGATCCGGCAAAGCATCCATATATGTCGTACTTCCGCCGAAGCTTTGGGATTCGCTTGCAATTCCCTCAACTCCGTCTTTGTTAAAACGGATCAGCGTCAGTTCTTTTACAGCCGGAATTACCCCTTCCGGCAGTGACTCTTCATCCTCATAATTTAAGTAACTCCGCATGTCGATGATGCTGTCGTGGATCATGTCTTCCAAAAGCTCCCAGTCTTGTTCAGACATTCCCGGACGCTTCAACAATTCCTTTAAAATCTTTTTTTCCATTCTTCATCACCTCAAAAAGAGAGGGATTACTCCCCCTCTAGGCTGATACCTCTTTTGTGTTTACCGGACTCTTTGTATCGTTTGTGATCTTGACGTTGATCGGATCTGCATCTGCCGCTGTTCCGACTTCAAAATATAATGCTGCACTTGCATCGTCACGGAGTACTTTATCGCCGTACACACAAAGTCCACGGATTCCGTCTGCAAATTTATTCTGCAGACGCATCGCTTCTACTTCATTGATCTGTTTCGCCGCACCGATCGCGGATTTATGGTTTGCAATAATGACGTTTGCCGGAAGTTCCTCGGAACACATCACCTGCATGCCGTTGATTGTCTGACCTTCTACCACTCCATTTTCCAACACTTTCGGGTTTGCCGTGAAGCGCTTATCTTTGGACAGTAATCCGAGATAGTCCGCATTTACCGTCACGAAACGGTTGACTTTCGGAACTTTCTTCTTGGAGAGCATCGTTCCAAGATCTACGATGTAATCATATGCGCTTGCCGCAGTTACTTTCTTCTTCGCAGAGGAACTTCCGATCAGAAGTTTTGTCCCTGCCAACAGCGCCGCGAAAAAGTCTTTGTCGTACGTCTCTGCAAGAACCGCCGCATGTTCTTTCGTTGTCGCCGACAAAAGATCTGCTTTTAACTGCACCTTATCCACATCATCCAGCGCAAACGCAAAATATTTCTTCTTGTCAAATACCATTTCTACCGGAGTCGTGTCGATATCATCCCAGTCCACACTTCCCGAGTAATCTTTCAGTGTTCCCCCTGCAACCCGGTTAAAAATAACTTTCTGCCCTTTAATTTCTGTCGGTTTTGTTGCCAATACGTCCGCAATCGATACGGAATGGAAGTTCGCGAGAAGCGCTCCCTCCCAAAGGGTAGGTTTAAAATTATCTGCTGCCATATTCTTTCATCCTCTCTCTTTCTTATTCTTTCGCCATCGCCGCAAACTGTACCGCCACTTCTTCGGCTGTCATGCTGTCGGCGTTTTGCACAAGTGTATCAAATGCCGTTACCCCTGAACCACCTCCGTCAGGGTTTGCCGGATTTCTTCCCGACAAAACAGGATTAAACAGATCCTTATAGCTTTCCTTCAAGCCTTTCATCTGCTCGTCCAGTCCTGAAACTGTTCCATCATCCGAAACGATCAGTTTTTCACGGTCAATTTTCCCTGCCAGCAATTCCGCGTGTTTCGCATTGTTATCCGCAAGCGCCTTATTGATTGCCGCATCGATCTTCATGCCTTTAATCTCTTTCTCATGGTCAGCTTTTAACTGCTTGATTGTCCCTTCGTGCGTTTTGATCGTCTTCTGAAGCTCCTCGTTATCGGCATTGTTCTTTTTCAGATCCCCGATTGTCTTATTTGCAGTCTCAAGCTCCTTTACCTTTCCGTTATACTGCTCTTTCGGAATGATATGCTTTGGTGCTTCCTCATTCACCTTTTTCATGGTAGCCTCTACATCCAGCTTCCCATCTGCCCCATAAACCGCATTTGATAAAATTTTCTGTAACCACTCCATTTTTCTTTACCTCCATAGATTTTTATACCGGCTCTCCCGGTACTGGGATGTACCGTTGTTCTTTATACCCTGCAACCTATAAAAAAGGGTAGAAAAATAGCACCCTTACGGATGCTTCGTGTGCTCTGTAACCCGGAGCTGGGAGATATTCAGGATCACCTTATCCTTTCTTTACAACCGCCTTTTTCGCAGGCTTTGCTTTTACCAACGCCATTTTTGCGTCGTTACTTGCCGTAGACAACTCTTTGAACCTGTGACTTTCCTCTTCAGCTGCTTGTCATAATAACTTTTAACGCATACTGCTTTCATGGCACTTCCTCCTTTCCTGCTTTCTGAATATAAGAAGACCACCAATCGTATTCGACCGGTGGTATCTAATCTACAAATTCTGTTAATGGTTTCTTGATTCTGATTGCTTTTTTAATATCTCTTACATACTCATCGTACTCATCGGCTTCATATTCAAGCTCCATATGCCCGAATGGATACCCACCGAACAACTTATAGTACTCTTCATTCAATTTTTTCAATTCCTCTGTTGTCTTTCCATACCACATTATTTTATCAACGTTTCAATCCTTCC